GTCCTTGCTGTCGAATTTGGAAATCCAAATTCGCCAGTAAGTACAGGTTACCTCGACGACAGATATCAATGAACAATATCCTCGTAAAGGTTACGGAGTCTCACGGACGATTCTCGGTCATCGATCTTATTGATCAGGCCGAGGAGAGACTTCGGTGCCTAGCTCCCAGCACTCAGGGGCCCTCGCTTCCAAGCAGTGGACACTTTATTGCCTCAATTCCCACACAGGGAAGAGGTCGTATTAGTGTTCACATGCCCTGGACCTTCGCTAGTGAAGTGAGGTCTGCATCGACCTTAGAAGATGCAGAAACAACGTTCATAACAAAAATCGCGCGAGCGTCTGAGATTGCCAAGGTAATCTTGGACACGGTAGAGATTTTCTGGGGCGGTAAGCTGCCATTTATCGGGGGTCGTAAGGCCCTCGAGATGGCAGGGATGCTCTATTACCTTCCACTGGTTTTCAGTGGTCGGTGGATCGAGTTTCTAAAATACACGGTCACGTACAAGTTCGTCGAGAGTGAATTCCCGATGGATCATCCCTCGAAGGAGTTCCCCGAGCCGAAGACTTTCCCTTGTAAGGAAAAGCTTTGGTTGTTCCCGGGTCTCTTCGGATATCTCCTCAATGCTAAGTTGAAGGAGAAACGGGGGAGTGGTTCAGAATCACTCCGGACGATCAGCTGGCGTTGGACCCTCCTCAATGGCCTCAAGAAGGGCCTCCCTCACGCCGACAAAGAGTTCATCTTAAAGACTGCAGAGAAACATGCAGAGACTCTCTCCATAAAGAGAGAATCTGATCCAGCATTTATAAATTATCTGGACCGTTTTATGAAGAACTTTGTCGGTAAGTTTGGTGGCCCGCTCAGGTATGAGGCCTGGGCGAATGACGAGATTCACGACATTTCTGTCAACTCGTGCTACGAGCAGACAAGAGCCGGTAACGGCAACTTTGGAGTCCTCCGAATGTTCCTTTGTAACTCCCGAGCTTCAATCGATGATTCGATTAGAAGACATCTCGGAGCCGAGGAGAAGGTGGACTCTAGTGGTTTGGACCGTTCCGGTTTGCTGCTCATGCGGGAAGAGGGTCTCTTTCCCTGGTTTGGCGATTTTAAGATGGCCGTCTCTTCAGCGGCCCCGCCTACCTGGTGGGAAGGGACTCGATGCTCGCCGGGCATCGGGACCGATTCAATGTGGGATCACGTGGATCATAGTTATTTGTGCCCTACCCTGCTCCTAAAGATGGAGCACTTCCCGGGTTCCGGGCTCGTTTCCGAGTCAAGAATCCCCGCGTTTATGGATCACTTTCATGACGAGGTCAGTTACCTCCGGGACTTCTCCGTTAAGGAGGACGTTCCCGGGTACTGTTTTGCGAAGTTCATTCTCGAACCCTTAAAGGTGAGAACGATTACCGCAGGCAGTATTGTCACGAATGGAATCTATAAACCCCTTCAAGCACAGCTCTGGTCAAGACTGCAGAAATTTAAGCAGTTCAGATTGACCGGTTCCGAAATGTCTCTTGAGATCCTCCAAGACTTAGCCTCCAATTACGGGGGGCTGTCCCAGAAGTCGGAGAAGCCCTTTTGGGTTGCCGGGGACCAGTGGAAATACTGGTGTTCCGGCGACTTTTCGGGTGCTACTGACAACCTCAATGCGGATGTAACGGAATTGATCCTTAAACACATCTCTGGTGATCCCTACACCTTTTCTGTTCTGTCTCGTGGCCTTCTTAGAAATAGGATCGGCTACTCGACGGAAGAGGAGAGGATGGGTGCTCACGTGGGGAGTGTTCTCCAGACCAATGGTCAGTTGATGGGCTGTGTATTTTCTTTCCCAATCCTTTGTATTGCTAACATGGCGACCTACTGCTATACCCTGGACAGCTCTTCGAGCTGTCGAATCCCCACCTCTTCGGGGGGAGTTTCCGACTTTTATGGTCGGGACTTCGATCGGTTACCGGTTCTTATTAACGGGGATGATATCCTCTTTAAGACGGACCTGGTGACCTATCGAAGATGGGAGAAGGTGGTCGCTTCGGTTGGCTTGTTTAAAAGTTTGGGGAAGAACTACTTGAAGGAAGACCTCGCCATCATCAATTCGACGATGTATAAGCTGCGAGGCGGGAATTGGGTCCATATTCCTTACGTGAATATGGGTTGGGCGACGGGGGTCCGTAAAGGTGAAGAGGCAGCCGTTGGACGCCTCCACACCAGAGCACAGACCGAAAAATTGGAAGAGGTGGGATTGGGTCTCCAACCTTTGGTGTCCTTCACAAGTTCAGTTCAGGAACAGGAGGAGCTGATTCACCAATCAGAGTGGACCAGAGAGAAACCCTTTTGGGACGGTGTCCTGAAGCGCTTCAAAGAGGTGGCGTTTCGCCGTCGACGTGAGTCGGCGGTAGAAACGCACCTTCATTTTGGCAATTCGGGACCTTGGTCCTTTGGGGCTATCGATGACGGTCGACCATCGAAGGAGAGGGCCTTCTCACATTGGCTTTCATTTAATATGACCAAACGTGCTCGGCCGTGTTCCTCAATTCGGAGGGAGATGGGAAGATGGTGGAAGTTAGAGGATGTAGAGGTGTCAAAGAAATACGACCCCCTATCGGATTTGTGGCCCACGTTCCAAAAGTGGTCCACGAGAAGCTGGAATCAACGAAAATTTGATCAGCTTCAGCAGCCCATTAATGAATGGGTCCGATGGGACGGAAAGCCTGACACCCTTGCGTCTTTGAAGCTTTCACTAGGCTTCCCCCCCTTCCTAAAGAGGTGGAAAGCTTGCCGCTTAAGAGAATTAACTAGTCCCCAACAAGGAATAACGTGGGGGCTCGCGCTAACTCCAAATCGAGGTATGGCGATCATGCCAGCTCGAGTGGGTCCCCAGCCGAAGCGGCGGGGTTTGGAGAAGTTTGAACGTTGTTGGTCTCTGTAAGCATCCCTCTTACCGATGTTAACATCGGACTTGTTCGATACGATCAGGCGGCCTGGACAGCCGTCTATCGAAGCTCAACCCGGACTAGACTGGCAAGGTCTTCGGTGTCTGGTGGAAAGTGTTCCCGTCCACTCTTTAGAGATTAGAGTGGGCCTGGAACTTCTCCCATCCGGCACCGTCCCTTCGTCAGGTAGAAACAAATCGAAAAGATTTGGGTCCAACTGTAAAAGGGTCCGAGCGAGGGGGTGATTGGACATCCCTATTGTACAAGTGGTTTATCG